GCCGCGCATGAATGTGGGATTGGATGGAATCCTCAAATCAACGCTTCAGCCAGTCGTCGCGCTGACGTCCGCTGGAGGTATTTCAGCGGCCTGTTAGTGATGTCCGCTGTGATCGTTGTCACGGAACTGCGATAGGTACGATTTGTACCTATGCAGCTCGATGACTTTTGCCCGACGGCTTCTCGATCGGCGGGCTGTTCTCTTCTTCCCAGAGTGCCACGATATTGAGCGCAGCTTGCTCGGCACGGCGTCGAGTCCGTTCGGGCAAGGCAGTCCATCGCGAGCGCGAAATCTGTCTGAACGGCCAGTCCACGTCCGCCGCAGTTGAGGCTGCGGAGGCTCTACGTGCTTGCGACTTGCTTCCACTTGTGTCGGTAGCCGGTTCGCCAAAAAGCAGCCATTCGGAAGTCGTTCCAAGTGCGGCTGCGACTTGATCGAGGCGCGCGCGTTTAGGCGCCGTGCCGCCGGGCCTTTCCCACTGCTGAATGGTTTGCCATGCCTTGACGCCAACCATCTGGGCGAGTTTCTCCATTGAGAGGCCAAGGGCTTCTCTCCGGCTTCGGATGCGCGCATGGATGTCCATGCCGGCGATCCTATTCGCAAGTTTTTCTTGTGTCACCGCAGGAGTTTCTAGCAATGCTAGATTTTCTAGTGTAGGATTTCGCCATGACTGGAATCGAGAAGGCAATTCACTTCTTTGGTGGGCTAACGCACATGGCTCGCGCGCTGGGGTTGAGCGGCTATCAGGTCGTGCAGCAGTGGCGCGAGTCCGGCCGCGTGCCGGCTCCCTACGGTCCAGTAATCGAGCGCCTTACGGATGGGGCTGTGATTTGCGAGGAACTGGACGATCGCGTCGATTGGGCATACATCCGGAGGGGCGGCGCACGCTCCGAGCTTGCCCTTCGCTCGGCCTGCCGTAAGCAACCTGGAGAAGCCGCACGATGACCAACTCCCTTACAAGGCCCAGGCTGATCATCTACCTGACAACGTGCGTACATGCCGCCTGGCATCAATCCATAAGCAAAGTGTAGGCGCGCCGTATCCGCTGCGACACCACCGAAAACAACCAAAATCTATGGGACTTCGTAACGCCTACCTCTCGATGATCCGCGCCATGCCCGGCGGTTGGGACGCCATGGCCGCGGCGCTGGGCATGTCCAAGGCTGGCTTGGAGAATCGCGTGTATGAGCGCAAGGAGCAGCGCATGCACGTGGAGACAGCGCTTGCCATGCAGGCGCTATCAGGCACGCGTCGCCTTGCTGAAGCCATTGCGCAAGAGTCCGGCGGCGTTTTTGTGCCGCTGCCGGAGATCGCGACATCTGGTCGCGAGGAACTCTTCGACAAGCAGCAGGAGTTGCTTTCCGAGTTGGGCGATCTCTTCGGCCGGTTCCGTGAATTCACGGTCGACGGCGAGCTTGATGCGCGGGAAAGCGTCAGGCTGCAGCGCCTGACCGACGAAGTGCACCGAGGCCTTCAGGAGTTTATGGCGATCGCGCTGCAGCTCTACAAGCGGCATCACATCGCTGGTGAGGATGGTCGATGAAGGCTGTGACTAACCTTCGCCGCCGCCCATCCGACGGCACGATCATGCGCAGGATCCTGGCGAGCCACGGTATCGCAGGCCCTGGCAGACTCACCGAGCGGGAGATGAGAGTTGTCTATGCGGACGTCGTAGCAAAGCTGCGACGGCGCAGGTGGGAAGCCAAGGTGTTCTCCCTCAGCGTATTTCTGTTCCGCAAGCCGGGGCGCGTGATTGCTGTCGCTTACGACTCCAAATCTTCCAACGCTGGTGCCGAGTGGGAGCGTGAGCCTACCTTGCGTCACTGGCTCGGCAATTACAGCGAAGCCTCAGACAACAGCCACGTTCTCGGGGATGTGGTTGGATTCAATGATGGCCGATGAGCGCAGCGGAGATCCCCCAAAGTCCGATGCTCCACGGTTCATCTTGGACATGCCGTGCTGTAAGCCATGGCGGGTGTCAGCGGGTTTCCGGTGCGACAGGTCGATTCAGCAATGCTGTGCCTGGTGCCACTTGGCCAGCGTCCTCAAGCCCCGCGGCGAGAAGCCGCTGCGGGCATTCGCAATACAACTCCTGGGCACATGCGGTTGGCCGATCAGCCAGGTGCATTGGGCCTTCCACGCGGCAGGCGAGACGGCCGTGCTTGCGCGAATTTGCGCGGAGCGCTGTGCCGCCATTCAGGCGCAGAGCGAGCGCGATCGCTATCGCGCTGTGCTGGCCGTGTCGACGACGCCAGAGTTTGTTGCCACTTTCGACGTTCTCTTTCAGGCGGTACTCGGCCGCACCTGAGGTATCTCCATGGATCACGAGATTTTGCCAATTGCCACGGTAGAAGCCGAGGGCAGGGCGGCTGCCATCGAACGCGCCTGCCCGCACGCTGCAAATCCCTACCTATTCAACTCTGGGCACTGGCGGATATGGAATCGCGCATTCCTGGCAGCTCGTATGGCGATTGGACGGCGGATATCCACCAGTGATGAGTCAGCAGCATGCCGAGCGCTGCCAGGCTGCGTTTGCGCGCGCGACCGGGAGGCCAAATGAGCGGCGGCCATCTCACAAACAACGCCGAATGGCTGGCCCTACGGAACGTGGACTGGCTGGCGAGGGACCTCTATGGCGCGATCCGGCGTTGCATGGACTTCAAGACTGGCATCGTGGGCGACAGGGCAAAGCGGATCTCTTGGCAAGCGCTGAGGGAGGACACTGAGGTTGTAGGACGGCCTGGTGTGAAGACGCTCAAGCCTTCGGAGCACCAACTGCGTCGCCGCGTCGGGCAGCTACAGCGCGCCGGCCTTGTGGAGGTCATCAGCACGAGCACGCACCTGCGCTTCCGGCTGCTTCTCGCAACAAGGCTTTCGTGCGCGCCAAAAAAAGCCGCACCCCCTTCGCAAGGGGTAAGCAGGCCCGCAAAGCTATCCCGGAAGCGGGTTAGCGAGGTTGTCCACAATGAAAGTTTGCCCAAAGCCGAACCTCATCAGGAAGGTCCGGTAACACCTTTAAAACCTACCCCCCCTAACCCCCCCGCGCCGGAGCGCGAGGGGGAACATATCGTCCCCCCCACGCCTGCGGCGCGGGCGGGCGAGGTGGACCCCCAACAGCAGATCGAGCCCCCCGCGCCTGGAGCGCGGGAGGGCGACAAGCGCCCCCCACACCCACAGAACACCGTAGGAATTCGGCTCTCAGAGGAACGCCCCCAGTCGGCAAACGGCGGTGGGGATGGGCCTACGGCCCGGCTATCAGAGAAGGGGCGAGGCAAAGGCCTCGGGTGGAAACCAGGCTGTGCGTGGCCGATAGGCCTGACGAAGGCAGAGAGGCGCGACGTTGCACGAATGCGCGATGAGGTAGGGCCTGAGTTGGGGCAGCGTGTTTTTGACGAACTGAGGGGCGCTATGGAGGTAGGGACCGTTCACTATCCTTGGGGCTTGATGCAACATTTGTTTCGACGCGCAAAGGATCCTGACTGGAAGCCTGAGCATGCCGGCCGTGTCGCAGAACAGCGTGCACGCTGGCATGAGACGCAGGCGGTCCTTGCGGCGCAGGAGGCTGCCCACGCGGCAAGCCTCGGCATCACGCCGCGGCCGGTGGCTGCGCTGACGGGCGACGAGTGGCCGGGGGCCGAATGGCCGGAGGACGAATCGTGACAGCGGAAGACCGGATCCGGGTGGCCTTCTTCGAGGCCGTTGAGCAGATGGTGCTGCGCCGACAGCGGCGGGACCGATGGACATCCCGTGCCGTGTTTTGGGCGGCGGTGCGCTACAGCGCGCGCGATGAGATTTGTGCAGAGGCATGGCCCGCTGCGGCGCAGCGTTGGTGTGCATTGTTGGCCGAGGCGGAGCGAGAACACCTGCCGCCGATTCCTGGCCAGCTGGAGGCCGACACTCTTGGCCAACATGCCACCTGTGCGGACAAGGCCTTGGCGCATATGCGTGACATCGTAGGCGGGAGACCTGATGGCAACTGAGAGACGCCTTGGAGCCCGGCGCTACGAAGGGCTCACCGATGGCTGGGTAGTCGAGCGCCTGGAGCATTGGGGGGCAGCGCAGCGGCATGGTTGGACCAGTGGCGCCGGCTACGGTCAGAGTTGCTTGACACTCCCCGAGGTCCGGTCAGGCCGTCCGCATGGGTTCGTCCCTGAGCTGGAAGGCCACGGCGAAGCGACAGATGCCGCGGTTCGCAAACAGCCGCGGGAGCTGCAGCGCATCGCCAGGCTTTTCTACATCCGGCGGTTGACCGGGCGAGAGATTGCTCGGGAACTGGCAATCAGCGAGGCGCGCGTGACGCGTCTTAAGCAGATGCTGGTGCGCGGTGTGAAATTCTGTCTCGAGAATCACGACGCTCGTACGCCGCCGGCGGCGATTCTCCTAAGACTCTGAGCTTGTGCCATAGGCAACGGCTGCGACAGAACTAGGCTGGCAGAAAATGAATCCTGGGCGGCTTCGGTGAGCGCTCTGAGAGTTCTGAGTGGATGTTAAGTGCAGAAGGACTTTCATGTATGAATTCCTCTACTGCACTTGCCATCCCTGCCAAAGGCTTCATGGATACAGTCGCCTTCGTGTCAACGGTGTTTGCAAGGATAGCGGTTCATGCGGCTATCTCAACTCCGGCCCGATGGACCTCCCATGCCTGAAATCTTCGTTGAGCCTATCTGCCCGCTTCTTGTTAGCGAGTACCGGCTCAGAAATGAACCATGTTGTATCGTTCGGAAAGCACTCCGCCCGACACATGTAGGTAGGGCGCTGTGGCCGCCGCTGACCCCTTTGCACGTCCACATAGCCCGGTACGCGCAGCGCTACGTGATGCGGCTGATGCCGTTCACTTTCCTCAAGAACTTCATAGCGAGTCTGATGTCTGTGATTGGCATATTGCGGCCTTAGCACCGTCACAAGCCCGTGACGCACCGCGTATGCGCGTCCGCGTACTAAGTCGCCGAAGGGGATTGTGCTGGAAGCCCGAATGTCTCGCCACAGAGGCTGCCCCAGTTTTGCCACGATTCTTGCGAAGGCGCGCCCGCACTCAACAGGTGGAAGGCGAGAATCTCCGTCTTGAATTGCGCGCAGAGAATCCAGATCGTAAAAGTCACGATCGACGATTCGTGATACCCAGGCATGCATGGTCTCTAGGCTGTAGCCGTAGCCGTACCGTTCTTCGATCGTCCGATCGGTCCAGCCCATCACTGCGCGTCGGACACCGGGTGGGCAGTTGACCTCCCTAAGGCGGTCAATAAAAGCGTGCCGGAACGAATGGACTCCCCTGTCGCATCCCCTCAGGCCAAGCCAGGCTTTCAAGACGCCAGACATATAACTCGACGTTTGCCCGTTCTTTATGCACTTGGGGAAGGCATACACCTCTCCCCTATATGCGGAGTCGAGTACTCGATGCGCGGCCCATAATGCTGCACCTACGAGGGGTACGCTTCTTCTGCTGGCCAGCGTCTTCAGTCTGCGCCACGGCCGCTCGACAAGCCTGATGTGTGGAAATTCATGATCGACCACGATATCTTCAAGAGCTAGCCCACAAATTTCTCCCAGCCGAGCTCCCGTATCAATGATAATTGCCAGCAACCAGCGAGCGGCATCGTCTCGAAGCACACAAGCCGTGCGAAACGCCGTTAGTTTCTCTTCCGAGATGGGAATGTGCTTTTTCCGGTCGTACTTTTCCCGCGGAATCGGAACTCGAAGGAATGGGTTACGAATCGCCAAATCGTACTCGCGCATGTAGCTAGCGGCCCCTGCGCATAGGACTTCCAGGACGACCCTGACGGACGACGTTTTTAGTCCTCGGTTCAGGTGGAATGACACAAAATCTCTTACCTCAGATGGGGTAATGTCCGTTAGGCACTTATCCCTAAAGTGCTCGCGTCCCAAGCGAAATGCGTATCTTGCAAACTGGCAGCGTCGATGATATCTGCGGTCTGAATGGAGCTCCAGATAGAGCTTCTCAAGCTTCCCGAGCGTATGGACGTCATTGCAACGGCCGATGCGCTTAAGCGAGATGCGCTTGCCTTTGCGAAGGACAACGAAAGGCCCAAATAGCGATGGCACGGTTGCTACTCCAGCCTTCTTGGTCGGATCCTCGCCGTGCACTTTGCGTAGAGTCCATGTGTATCGGGGAGCGCGAAAGCATCCACATCCGTGTGCGCGATCGACGTGTAACCGCTGGGTCTGGGCAGAGCCAGCAATATTTTTCGGTAGTCATAGGGATGAGCGTTAGGCCGCTTGCGTCTCTTCGACTTTAGCCCTGTTGCAGTTCTGGGAAGGCCAACGCCAGTAACAACGTAAGCACCCCAATGAGGGCGTGGAACAGACTGCACCATTTGAATGCATCCGAATTTGCGAGCATAGCGCAGTCCTCTGATGACATCGCAGCGCTCGAGCACACCGGCTCGGACAATATGACGGAAATCGGGACGTTCGAGTGATCGCAAAAGTTTCATCACCTCAACTGCGCACTCGTATGGAGAACGAGCGCGATCGTAGCCGCTGGTCGGTTGCCCAATGAAGTCGCTACAATTAAACATTGCAACGCGTAGCCATCCACACGTCGTAGCGAGAGGTGGTCCAATTCCGTAGCGCGAATCTGTTGTGCGATCTCCCATGCCAAGAATTGAGAAATAGATTTCCGTCGGGCAACCGGCGTTGCGCAGGCGGTCAAGTACGGTCATGCGCAATGCATGGAGATTGTGGTCTATGCCCCTGCTCCTGAGCCAGACCCAAAGTGCTTGCGCGGATCCGTGCGTGACGGTGTCCGCTTTAACATATCTCGGGAATGCATACTTCTGCGTGATCTGCGCATTCTCAACGACTTTCCTCGCAGCCCAGAGTGCGGTACCAATTAAGGGCACCCTGCGTACGCAAATCGGAGACTTCAGTCGCCGCCAGGGGTGCTCGACAATCCTAATGTATGGGGGAGCGTGTGCGAGGACGATGTCCGCAAGGGCCAGGCCTGATATCTCGCTAACACGGGCGCCAGTCTCGATAAGCATGCCAAGTAGCCAGCGAATGTCATCGTCATGCTTCATTACTAACGTCCTAAGTCTTGTGATCTCGCTCCCATTTAGCGGGCCCCCAGAAGTCATTTTCAGGGGTGATGCGTTGATTGGTATCCCTGCGAACGGATTGGCGTATGAAAGGCGTTTCTCCAGCAGATAACGACGTGTTCCAGCATGGAGCAAGTTAAGCTTGTGCCGAACGTTACCCGGTGTATTCCCGAGAGCCAATTGATGACTTGCGTAGCTCGCTACGGCTTCGGCTGATAATCGCAGCAGGGCTATGTCGCCGAAGTAACGGATTGCCTCCGTGAAGACTCGCCGTATTTCGTCACGGTATTGCCTGCCATGATGCTGCCTTCGAGCAGACAGAAATTTCTTTAGAACAATGGAAAGTGGATGCTTATGTCCTTCACGAATTGCTGGAGGTATCCGTTCAATGCTCGGCGTCTTCGCTGCTTGCCCCTCCTTCCTCGTCCGACCTTTCATAACACCCCGCATGCGCGTTGAGTTCGCATCCAGGACATAGTAGGCTGGAAGTAGAATAGTATGCAGCCCAAATGTGCGCCGACGCACCTACGAAGGCGGAAGGCTGGTCTCCCGTTATAGTGCTGCCTGTCATTCCGTACGGCTTGGCAACTAAGGCACTACAGATCATCTCGATGTTTGGTGTTAGCCAAGCTATTGCCTATCAAGGCTGAATGAGGCGAGCACTTCGCGGAGCAATGGCCTTGCTAAAGTCGATATGAAACCAAAGAATGAAATTCTCTTTGAAAATCAGATATTTGCAGACCCCCTTGTAGCAAAACTCTTGAAATCCTGAAATTCGGTGGTACATTTTCGCTACGCTGTGCGATGCGTGCGTCGACAGAATGAATGAAGCCCGATCCGGTTAATACCAGGTCGGGCTTTTTGTTTTGTCCGTCTGAAATGATGTCAGCTCAAGCATCGCGGACCCGGCCGAGTGGTCAGGCAGCGGCCTTCCAAGCCGCTTACGCCGGTTCGATTACGGCAGTCCGCTCCAGCGTCTCGTCGGGCGTCCGGCCCGCTTCTGCTGCCTTGTCCGGGTGCCGGCGCGGGGCGCATCTTTTTTTTGGTGGGAATGGATACAAAAGACGGCCAGCATGATCCAGTGGACGATGAGCTGGCACGAACGGTGCCGGGGGTGGTCTTCATCGGCATGGCGCGCAGCGAATCGAACCGACGTCGCGACGAGGTTACGGTCCTATGTGTCGTCGATGAGCAGGCACCGGCAATGGATCGAGGACCAGGCATCTCGTATTGCTGATATGACCGCCAGCTTCTCCATATCGGCGACCGTCGCAGAGGTTGTTCGAGACTTGTATGGCTTGCATCGCAATCAGGTGCCATTCGCGGTCGCGTTGGCATTGACGCGCACGGCTCAGCATGCCGGCAAGGTAGAGGAGGAGGCGCTGCAGCGGTCGTTTGACAACCCCACGCCATTCACGCTGCGTGCCGTCGGCGTCCAGCGTGCGGACAAGCAGCACCTGGAGTCGACGGTCTACGTCAAGGAGCGGCAGGCCTCGTACCTGCGCCCCGAGATCGAAGGAGGGCGGCGTGACCTGAAGACCTTCGAAGAGATGTTCGCAAGTGGCTACGTTGTGCCGGGCGCAGGCGTCAGGCGGAACCAGTACGGCAATGTTGCGAAGGCCACGATCAAGAGGATCGGCAGCGAACTGCGGCAGGGCGCTTCGAAGCGCTACTTCCGCGGCGTTCCGAAGGGACATGATCTACCCGGTGGCATCTACCAGCGGATTGGTCAAAACCGGCGCGACGGCGGGACCATTAGGCCGCTGTTCGTATTCGCCCGCCCACCAGTCTACGAAGAGCGCTTTCCGTTCGGCGAGATCGCGGAGCAGGTCGGGCGGGACAGCTTTGAGCAGGAGATGGCGGCAGCCTGGGCGCGTGCTTTAGCGTCGGCGCGTTAGTCGCCGCGTTGTTCGGCTGCCGATGCACCCTCTCGGGGTCCGGCGATGTAGCTGTGCATGTCAACTAGAAGGCTGTGCGCCATGACGTTGTCGTCGCTCGAAACTCGATAGAACTGACGGGCTTTGACCAAAAGCCTGGCAATCAGACTGCTGGCCCAGACAGGTCTAGCGCTAGCACGGATCAGCTCCAGTGTACTAAGGGCGCTCTGGTTGGGGATCGGGCGATCATTCTTGTCGATGACTGCACTGAGTTCAGCGGCGCTTTGCCGCACATGTTCGGAGGTCTTCATGATGCGTTGCAAGGAGAGGCTGGAAAGTGTCAGCCTTGAGCGCGTTATTCGCTTTTCGCGCGAAGTCTGGCCAGAGGGAACGGACGTTCGCGACGGGGTGCCGATTGACTTCTTTTGCAGCCTCTCTGGGGTGCTCCTGGCTTTTGCCAATCCACTCAACGATACCCGGTACGCACCTGTAATCCCGGAGCAGGCTGGATCAGCAGCCTGCGATCAGGGTACGGCAGGGGAATCATATGCCTCCGACCGTGCTTGCCTTTGTGATGGTGCTCACGATACGGGAGGGGCGGCAATGCGCTGTTTGGGCTCGCAACCGGGTTGTGTCAGGTTGGAAGAGGTGATCCGTTTCGTCATGTACGTGCCGGACGTTGTCGGCGATGAACAACGAGTTGACTACTTCTTCAGCCAGTCTGGGAAGCTGCTTGCTTACCACGACTATTCCTCGGGCTTGCCCGGCGTCGTGGCTGAACGGGACCTCGGCATCGTTCGCGTGCGGCCTGCAATCAAGTCGTTGAGCGAGTAGCAGGTCGGCTTGCGGCGGGGCAAGCGTTGAGGTGCAGTCCACGCCCCATACAGTCTGGTGCGGGGGCCCCTGAGGGATCTCGGGCTGCAAGGGTAATTCGCGCCCCGCCTTTTCTCTAGTCATGGCGCAGATGTAAGGGGGTTGTATGGTAAGCCTGGATGAGAGGATGACCCAGGCAGCCTTCGGGGCCATCGTCGGCATCAGCCAGCAGGCAGTGAGTGATCTGATTTCTCGCGGGGTGCTCTATGCCGGCGACAGCGCCGCGAGCTGGCTGCATGCGTACTGCGGCCACCTGCGCGAGCAGGCCGCCGGTCGCTACTCGGAAGGTGACCTCGACCTGGTGGAGGAGCGTGCCAGGCTGGCTAAGGAGCAGGCGGACCGCCTGGCCATGCAGAACGCGGAGACGCGCGGCGAATTGGCGCCGGTGCACGTGATCGAGCAGGTCCTCTCGTTGGCTGGTACGCGCGTGGCCGGAATCCTGGATGCGATTCCCGGCGCTGTTCGCCGGCGGATCCCCAGCCTGTCGGCCGAAGGCGTGAAGCTGATCGCGCTCGAGGTTGCCCGGGCGCGGAATATCGCGGCGGCGGTGTCGCTGCAGGACCTGCAGCCCGCGGACATGCTTGAGGAGCCGGAGGAACCGCATGATGGCGGAAGCACGTCGGCCCAAGTCATGTCGGATGAGGAGGGGTAAATGTTCCAGTACTCGCGGGAGGCGATCGCGCGGCGCCTCTCGCGAGGCCTGGCCGCATTCGGCGTGCCCGAGCCGATGTCGCTCGACGAGTGGGCGAGCAAGCATTTCTACCTGTCGGCGGAATCGTCCTACGTCGAGCAGGCCTGGCGGCCGTGGCCATTCCAGCGCGCCATCCTCGCCTGCATCAGCAACGACGACATCCGGGCGGTGGACTTCAGGAAGTCGGCGCGAGTCGGGTACACAAAGATGATCCTGGCCGCGATCGGATATTTCGCTCACCACAAGCGCCGGAACCAGGCGCTATGGCAGCCGACCGACGATGACCGCGATGAGTTCGTGAAGACAGAGCTCGACCCGATGCTGCGTGACGTGAAGGCGATGCGGGAAGTGTTCCCGGCCTACCTCGCGCGGCACAAGGACAACACGCTTCAGGCGAAGAAGTTCCTCGGCAGCATGTCGCATTTCCGCGGCGGCAAGGCGGCGAAGAGCTACCGGCGGATCTCGGTGGATGTGGTCTACCTGGACGAGCTGGACGCGTTCGACGCGGACGTCGAGAAGGAGGGCGCGCCCGATGTCCTGGCCGGCAAGCGCATCGAAGGGGCGACGTTCCCCAAGATGGTCACCGGGTCGACCCCGAAGCTGAAGGGGTTCAGCCTGATCGAAGCGCGTGAGACGCAGGCCGATGCGCGCTACGACTACCACGTCCATTGCCCGCACTGCGATGGGCATCACGCCATTACGTGGGGCGGCAAGGAGGAATCGCACGGCTTCAAGTGGACAGGTCGCGATGCCGAGTCAGCGCGACACCTTTGCCCGCACTGCGGGGCGCTGATCACGCAGGCCGAGTACCTGGCGGTGTGGGAGCGGGGCTTCTGGTACGGCGACGACGGCAGCACGATCGACCACGACGGCGTCTTTCGGAACGCCGCCGGTGAGCGGGTCCTGCCGCCGCGACACATTGGCTTCCGCGTCTGGACTGCGTACAGCCCGGCGGCGTCGTGGACCGATATCGTCAAGGAGTTCCTGGCCGCATACGACAAGGCGCAGGAGGGCGACGACTCGAAGCTCAAGGCCTTCCGGAACACGACACTGGGCGAGACGTGGGAAGGCGAGATCGAGCGCACGGATGCGGAAGAGCTCAAGCATCGGGCCGAGCCGTTCCGCCTGGCCGTGGTGCCATGGGGATGCCTGCTGCTGCTGGCGAGTTGCGATACCCAGGACAACCGCGTCGAGGTAAGCGTCTGGGGGTTCGGACGCGGCTCGGAGATGTGGACGATCGATCATCAGATCTTCTTCGGGAATACGCAGGAGGATGAGGTCTGGGATGAAGTCTTGTCGTATCTCGTCGAAACGCGGTTCCCGCATGTCAGCGGCACGGAACTGAAGATCGCGGCGTCGGCCGTCGACTCCGGCGGCCATAGCACGCATCGGGTCTACGAGTTCGCCCGGGTGAATGCGCGGCACAAGGTCTTTGCAGTCAAGGGTCGGCCGACCGGTGAGCGCAACATTCGCGACGGCGCCAGCCAGGTCGATATCGACTGGCGCGGCAAGCGGCGCAAGAAGGGCGTGACGCTGTGGTGGGTCGGTACCAACCTGGTCAAGGACCTCCTGCATGGACGGCTCGGGGTCGAGAAGCCAGGACCGGGTTACGTGCATCTGTCGCGGGACCTCAGTGACGAGTGGTTCCGGCAGTTTGCCGGCGAGGCGCGGGCAACCCGTAGAACCCAGTTTGGTTCGCAGACGCGATGGGTGGCGCAGCGCAAGCGTCTGGAGGCGAAGGACTGCGCGGTCTACGCGATTTGGCTGGAGCACCACATGGAGCTCCGTCGCCGCCCGGAGGCCTGGTGGGACGCGCTGGAGGAACAGGTCCAACCGCGCAATCTGAGCCTGTTCGCCATGGCAGACGGTCCACCCGATATGGCGAAAGAGACGGATTCCAGCCCCGCTTCGGCGGGGCTTTCACTTGGTGGCCAGCCGACGCAGGAAGCGTCGGGCCTGCTGGCACCGGAAGCGCCGCCGGCAGCCGAACCAGTGGCGGCGCGACAACGGCAACCTGCTCAGCGGCGAGTCATTCGCTCGAGCTACTTGAAGAGGCGATGAAGTGGCATACACCCAGGCGGATCTCGAGCGCGTCAACCGCGCGATCGCCAGCTCCGAGCTGGAGGTGCAGTACGACGGCAAGCGGGTGCGGTACCGCTCGCAGGGGGAATTGGTCCAGGCGCGCGCGACGATCCTGAAGGACCTGGAGCAGCAGGCGCCGCGCAAGCAGTCGCGTGTGTCGCGGCTACGGCATGGCGGCAAGGGGGTCTGATGGCCTACTCCACGTTGCGCGGGCGGGGCTTCCTCATCCCTCGGCGGCTGAACAACCTGGGCAGCGCCTACGAGGCAGGTGCGACTGGTGGGAGCCGGTCGGCGAACTGGCGCCCGAGCAATGCGGGACCGAACGCCGCGACCCAGGCGCTGCCCATGATTCGGCGGCGCTCCCGCGATGCCATCCGCAACGATCCGTGGGCGAGGGCTGCCATCGCCCGGCTGGTGAGCAACACCATCGGCACCGGGATCCAGCCCTTCCCGCTGCACCCGGACAAGGAGGTTCGGGCGCTGTTGAAGGACCTGTGGGCGGACTGGGTGCCGGATGCGGACGCGGACGGGCAGCTCGACGCCTATGGGCAGCAGGCATTGGCCGCGCGAGCCATGTTCGCCGACGGCGAAGCGTTGGCTCGTCTGCGCCCGGGGCGGCCGGAGGATGGTCTGGCCGTGCCGCTCCAGATCCAGGCGATCGAGGCGGACCACCTGCCTGTCGAGAAATGCGAGGGGCTGCCAAACGGCAACCAGATCGTCCACGGCGTGGAGTTCGACGGTCGCATCGGCAAGCGAGTGAACTACCACCTGTGGCGACACCACCCAGGGGACTACCAGTTCGGCACGAGACTGCCGCAATCACTGGTACCGGTCCAGGCGGATCAGGTGGTGCACGTCTACCAGGTCACGCGGCCCGGGCAGGTGCGCGGGATGCCCGAGCTCACGACGGTGCTGCTGCGGCTGAAGTCGCTCGACAACTTCGACGACGCGGTCCTTTTCCGCCAGGAGGTGGCGAACCTCTTCGCCGGCTTCGTCACCAAGCCGGAACCGGAGGCGCAGGGCCAGGATCCGGCAACCGGCCTGCTGGCGGAGTACGACAACGACGGCTACACGCCGCTCACGTCGCTGGAACCTGGAACGATGCAGGAACTTGGTCCGGGTGAGGAGGTGAAGTTCTCCCAGCCGCCCGATGCCGGAGACAACTACGAAGGCTTCATGCGTCAGCAGTTGATGGCTGCATGTGCGTCGGTCGGTGTGCCGTATGAGGTGCTGACCGGTGACCTGCGCAACGTCAGCGATCGCGTCTTGCGTGTGATCCTCAACGAGTTTCACCGGCAGATCGAGCAACTGATCTGGACAACCTTCATCCACCAGTACTGCCGGCCGATCTGGGCGGCTTGGCTGGATGCGGCGGTCCTGTCGGGCGTCGTGTCGCTGAACGACTATCACCGAAACCGCCGCCTGTATCTGCGGGTGCGCTGGGTGCCACAGGGCTGGGCTTATGTCCATCCGGTCCAGGACGTCGAGGCACAGGCTCGCGAGGTGCGCGCCGGTTTCCGCAGCCGGTCTTCCGTCATTCTCGCGCGCGGCGAGGACCCGGACCAGACCGACCAGGAGATCCACGCGGACAATGCGCGCGCGGACAGTCACGGCCTGGTACTCGATTCCGATCCGCGGCGGACGACATCCGCCGGCGGCCCGGCCAAGGATCAACCAACCAAAGGGGAGTAACGATGCCGAAACCACGCAACTGGTACGCGATGCAGGCAAGGACGGACGGCGAGCGGACGATTGCCGAGCTGCGCATCTATGACGAGATCGGGTTCTGGGGTGTGACGGCCGCAGCGTTCGTGTCCGCGCTCAATGCCATCGCGGACACGGCCGACGAGGTCCTCGTCAGCGTGAACTCGATCGGCGGCGATGTCTTCGATGCGTTTGCCATCTACAACGCGCTGCGCCGTTTCTCGGGCCGGGTGACCACTCGAGTCGACGGCGTTGCGGCGTCCGCCGCGTCGCTGGTCGTTATGGCCGGCGACAGGATCGTCATGCCGGAGAACGCCCAGCTGATGATCCACAACCCGTGGACGATCACGGCCGGCGAGGCCTCTGATCTCCGGCGGGTCGCCGACATGATGGACAACGCCCGCGACGGCATCATGGCTGCGTATCGGAACAAGTCCGGTCAGGACGAGGCGGAGTTGATCCGCATGATGGACGAGGAGACCTGGCTCACTGCACTGGAGGCGCAGGCCCTCGGCATGTGCGACGTCATCGAAGCACCTGTACGACTGGCTGCCTCCGCCCGCAGCGTCGAGGTGATCGCCAAGTACCGGCGCACACCGGAAGACCTCCGGGCGCAACTACAGGACGCGCCGGCAGCCGTGGCGCCCGAGCTAGCCGATCCGGCAGCCGAGCCGCCGGCGGCCTCCCAGACAACGGTTGATCCACCGGAGCCTACGAATACGCCGGCGCCCGCTGATCCCGAGCCTGCGGCCAGTCTCGTCGCCCACGTGCTGGCATCGTGCCGAGCAGCCCAGATCGGACACCTCGGTGAGTCGGTTCTGCTGAGCTGCGGGCTGGTGGGCCGCGCCGGCGCCGACGCTCGCATTGCCCAGGCAAGAGAGATCGCGGGCCTCTGTGTCGCGGCAAAGGCCCCGGATCGGGCCGTCGAACTGGTCAGCGCAGGGCTATCCGTGGAACAGGCGCGGGCGAGACTCTTCGATACCGTGATCGACCGGTCCAGCCAACGGATCGACAACAAGCAACCGACTGGTCCAGCAGCCCCCGAGGTGCCGCTGGCGGCCAGCGTATATGCGGCGCGAGGTCAGGCGCGCGCCCGCCAAGGTCGTCATTCCGCCTGACCCAACCCAACCACGTTTCTCAGGAGCACACATGCAAATCCTGCAAGAAGGCAACCACACCGCGGAGTTCCTGCTGTCCGAGGGGCCGGGACAGATTTCGCGCGAGCAAGGCGTCTTGGCGCCGACGGCGGCAGCGTTGCCGTCCGGGCAGGTCCTGGCCAGGAACGCCGACGGCAAGTTCGAACCGTTCAACGAAGCCGACGTTGCTACCCAGCCGGCGGAAGCCGTTCTGTATGGCGCGGTGCCCGCCAGCGCGGTGGATCAGCCCATCTCGTATGTCGCACGACTGGCCGAGGTGGCTCAGGCACGGCTGAGCGGTTACACGGCCGCCGCCAAGGCTGGCCTGGCCAGCAAGAACATCATCGTGCGCTGACCCGGCGCCGCTCAATTACAACCCGACGGGGCCGCCTTGCGCGGCCCCGTGTCATTGGAGAACACCATGGCTAGTCTCGACGTCTTCAACGATGACGCCTTCAGCGTGATGTCGCTGACCAGGGCGCTCAACCAGGTCCCGGAGGGCCAGCAGGTTCCGATGCTGCTCGATGGCCTCTTCACCGAAGAGGGCGTGACGACCACGCAAATCGCCATCGAGCGCGAGAATGATCAGCTGGCACTCGTGCCCGACACGCCGCGCGGCGCGCCCGGCCAGGTTGTGGTCGGCAACAAGCGCGACGTGATCCCGTTCCAGGCGTTGCACCTTCCGGTGCGCGGCGTCGTGCGGGCCGACGAGGTACAGGGTATCCGCGCTTTCGGTAGCGAGACCGAGGTCCAGGCGGTGCAGACCGTCGTGAATCAACGAATCGCCAAGATGCGTCGCAAGATCGATGCGACGCTCACCTACCACCGTGTCGGTGCCGTGACGGGCAAGATCTATGACGCCGACGGCCAACGTGTGCTGGTCGATCTCTATGAACGCTTCGGGATTGCGCAACAGGTGGTGAACTTTGCGTTGGACAACGCGGGCACCAAGGTCCTGAGCAAGATCACCGACGCACGGCGCAAAGCTGAGGACGCTTTGACCGGCGCCGGTGTGATCACGGGCTGGCTGGGCATCGTCGGGCGCAACTTCTACGATGCCTTCACGACGCACGAAACCGTCGTGAAGGCATTCGACCGCTGGAACGACGGCCAATTCCTGCGCGACGACATGCGCGCCGGCTTCAACTTCGGCAATGTGGTGTGGAAGGAATTCTACGGCCGGGTCGGCAACATCGATTTCATCAATCCCGACGAAGGGTATCTGATCCCGCTGGGCGTCCCGGACATGTTCATCACGAACTTCGCGCCGGGGGACTACCTGGACGTGGTGAACACACTCGGCTTGCCGTACTACGCCAGCCAGGAACTGCTCGACCACAGGAAGGGCGTCGACCTCGAGGCCCAGTCCAATCCGCTCACGCTGAATACCCGGCCCCGCGGCGTGATCAAGCTCAGGAAGAGCTAAGCATGGGCTTCGATCCGGCCGTCTTCTGGTCGGCCTTCCGCTCGGCCGGGATGCTAAAGACGGCATCCTGGTCAGGCGGGCCGGACTTTGGCGTTGGTTTCGAGGAGCCCGAGACCCTGATGCTCGAGGGCGCTCTGCATGTCGCGGAGCGGTCGATCGAGTACCAGACGCACGACGCTCCGACCCTGCGGCGCGACGACGTCGTGACCATCGACGGGAAGCGGTACCGGATTAGCCAGGCGCCGCAGAAACAAGGCGACGGCTTCTTCTCCCGCGCATTTCTCGAGACCGCACCATGACAACCCGGTTCGAAGGCTACATCGCGGCACTGGGGGCCGAGATCCGTGCAATCCCTGGATTCCCGGCGGCAGTGGAGCGCAGCATCGTTCGCGCCTTCTCCGAGGTCGATCGGCAAGGTCTGGTGCTGCGCGGTGGCAAGGAAGTTGTCGTACCAGGCGCACCCATTCCGATGGCGGACAGGCTTCGCGAACTGCAGTGCATCGTGATCTCGTGGAGCGACGCCCCGGATGCCGATGCCAGCGCGCTGGCGGAGTTGTTCCATCCGGTGGTGATGCGATACAGGGCCGAAGGGATCACCGGCATTACGGAGGTGGGCACCGACGAGCCGAAGTATGGGCCAGACGGCATCAAGGCCGCGGTGATCGTGGTTCGGTACCGGATTGCCTACCGCACGCTGGAAGACAGTCTGTCCCAATAGGGGATCCCTATGAAGCAAACAAAGCACGCCGGCGCGCTGGCGCCGTCTGCGCCTGCGCCACCGCAGGACTCGGCCAGCGTATTGGCCAAGGACGCCTATGCCGGCCGCGGTGGCCAGTATCTGTTTGACCCAGTCACGGGAGAACGCCGACCCGTCGCAGCAGCGGCGGCCATGGTGCCTGCCGATGACCAACCTGCTGATTTCCCGAAGGAGCAAGCGACATGACGAAACGCCTCCGCAACTCTCTCATCCTCGCCAAGAACGAGGTGACATCCGGTGTCGACCCGACCCCGACCGGCGCCGCCAATGCCATTCTGATCCGCAACATGACCTTGAGCCCGCTGCAGGGCGACACGGTATCGCGGGATCTGATCCGGCCCTACCTTGGCAACAGCGAGCAACTGCTCGCCGGCGTACACAATCGCCTGGAATTCGAGGTCGAGCTGGCAGGAAGCGGCACCGCCGGTGACGCGCCGGGCTGGGGCCCGGTGCTGCGCAGCTGCGGCTTTGCCGAGACCGTCACCGCGGGAACTGACGTCAAATATGCGCCCGTCACCGATGACGTGGAAACGATCACGTTTTACGTGCTCATCGATGGCCTGTTCCACAAGATGACCGGTGCGCTCGGCACGGTGCAGTTCGACATCTCGGCGAAGGCCATCCCGTTCATGAAGTTCGCTTTCGTGGGTGCCTACCATGATGTGGTCGACCAGGCGCTGCCGCCAACCATCGACTACACCAAGTTCCTGACACCGCTGGTGGCGAGCAAGCAGAACACGCCGGCCTGGGCGCTGCATGGCAAGTCGAACTGCCTCCAGTCACTCCAGATCGATATGGCGAACAGCACGCCCTGGCGATCGCTAATCGGCTGCGAGGGGACCGACCTGACCGACCGCAAGCCGACCGGTTCTGTCAGCATGGAGCTGGGCGCCGTCGCGGAGAAAGACTGGTGGAAAGCCATCCTCGATGGCACATCAGCGCCGCTGAGCATCACCCACGGCAAGACCGCGGGAAACATCGTCAAGCTCGATGCCCCCAAGGCGCAACTCACCAACATCCAGTACGCCGACCAGGAGGGCGTGCTGATGATGAACTCGCAACTCACGATCAATCCGAATGTCGGCAACGACGAGCTGGTGATCACCGTCAAATAGACGCGGGCGCCTGGACGCTCGCAGTATTCAGAGAAGGGGCCGCCCGCGCGGCCCTTCGTCATTCAGTACAGGAGAAAAATCATGGCAATTCGTATCGGCGCGGCTACCAACTTCAAAGACAAGATCGAAGTCGACATGCGCAACGAGCGCGGCGTGGTGGAGCGCTCCACGTTCTCGGCGACGTTCCGCAGGTGCAACCAGGAAGAACTGGAGCAGCTCCGCGCAGAGTATGAAGAGGAAGTCCGGGATCTGCCGCAGGAGAAGCTCTGGCGCGCGCAGGCAAGCCAGCTGCGCAAGGTCCTCGTGACGATGGATGACTTGGTCGGCCCGGACAATCAAAAGGTGCCCTACGACGACGACGCCCGCGACTACCTGCTCAGCATTCCCCAGGTCTCGGCGGCGCTGTACGCCTCCTTCTGGATGAACTCGTGGGGCGACGGCAAGAAGCCGAAAGAAAAAAACTAATCGAGGCGGCGCGCTACTGGGCCGGCGATCGTCAGTCCTTTGTCGAGGGTAGCGACGCCGTCCAGCTCCTGCGGCAGGCCGGTGCGCCGGCGGAAGTCATTGCCGAGGCAGAGCGGCTTGCGGCTGGTGACGACTACGTGGTGTGGGAGGAGAACGCCGAGGCGTTCGTGCTGTTCACCGATCACCTGAGTACCCAGTGGCGACACGTCGGTGGCCTTGCCGGCGTGGTCAGAACCGGGCTGGACTACGCCTCGGTACTGAGCCATCTGGAGTTCGCTGTCGACGGACGGGACCATCGTCGCGATCTGTATCGCCTTGTCCGCCTGATGGAGCGTGCCGCGCTCGATGTGTGGGCCGATCAACGCAACTAGACCCGCCACCGGTTCTCTCGGGGGCAAACAATTACTGGATCGACAATGGCTGGGCTGGGGGATCTCGTCTTTCGCTTCCGGGCTGATGTTCGGGAGTTCCTGAGCGCGATCGATGAGGGCGGAAGCCGTCTGCAGGCGTTCGGTGTTGGCGGTAAGCGTGCCATGGACGTCGTGTCCAGCAGCGCGGAAGCGGCTACCGCGGCAGTCAAGGGGGCCGCGGCCGCTGCGACGACCGCCGCGGCGGCGGTGGAGGGCGCCGGCCGGCGTGAAGCGGCAGCTGCAGCGGCGGCCGGCGATGCCCTTGCGCGCCAGGCCGAGGCTGCGCGTGTGGGCGCCACCGCGCACCAGCAGGCCGCGGGCGCGGCGATGGCCTATATCGCGCGCCTGCAGGAGCAGGTGCAGACACTGGGCATGAGCACCCGCCAGATGATGGAATTCAGGGCCGCTCAGCTCGGTGTGAGCCACGAGGCCAATCCACTGATTGCCAAGCTGTTCGAAAGCAAGAAGGGTTTTGGCGATCTCGGCGTTTCCGCCGCGCAGACGGCTGCCGCCATGCGGATGGTGCCGGCGCAGATGACCGACATCATCGTCAGCCTGCAGTCGGGCCAAGCGCCGCTGACAGTGCTCATGCAGCAAGGCGGACAGCTCAAGGACGCATTCGGCGGTGTGGTACCGGCGGCCAAGGCTCTTGGCACCTACGTTGCTGGCCTGGTCAACCCTGTGACCCTCGCGGCTGGCGCCGGCGCACTTCTGGCGACCGCCATGTATCAAGGTAGCCAGGAGGCCGGCACGTTCAGCAAAGCACTGATCCTGTCGGGCAACGCCGCCGGCACGACCGCGGACCAGATGGCGACCATGGCGGCCAAGGTGTCGAGCACCATCGGCACACATAGCCAAGCCGCAGAGACGCTTACCCAAATGGCGCAAACCGGCAGGGTTGCCGGCGAAGTCATGGTGGATCTCGGCGAGGCAGCGATTGCCATGAGCAAGGCCACCGGAAAGGGCATCGACGACACGATCAAGGAGTACGTCAAGCTGGCAGACGAGCCGGTGAAGGCGTCGGCTGTGCTGAACGAGCAGTATCACTACCTGACCCTGTCGGTCTACAACCAGATCAAGGCCCTGGCTGAGCAGGGAAGGCAGGACGAAGCGACGGCACTTGCACAGCGCACGTATGCCAACGCCATGAAGGACCGGGCTAACCAGGTGCTGGAGAACCTTGGCTACATGCAGCGCGGCTGGAACGCGCTCACGGGCGCTGCCTTGGGTGCGTGGGACGCCATGCTGGGCCTCGGCCGCGCCGCGACGTTGGAGGACGTCAAGAGCAAGATCGCGGCCACCATGCGCCAGATTGACGAGTTCGACAACGGATTCGGAACCACTGCCGGTGGTGCCGCCGTCGGCCGCGGCGGGCAGGGGCGGATCGCTGCGCTGAAGAAGCTGCAGGATGATCTGGCCGCGCTGCGTCAACAGGAGGCGCAGCTGGCGGGGAAGGCTGCCAAAGCACAGCAGGACGCGGCGAAGCAGGCGGACGAGGATGCCAAGATCCAGGCTCAGAGCGCCATCGATGGCATGCGCAAGCAGATGCGTTCTCGCCAGGAGGTCCGCGCAGACGAGATCGCGGACATGCAGCGCCACGCCAAGCGGCTGGGCCTGTCGGAGGCGGAGATCGCCAAGCTGCGCGCGTCGATCGAGGCAAAGTACGCGGATCCCAAAGCATCGGCAAGCGGGGCCGGTGCGCTGCGTAGGGCACTGACCGAGGAGCTCGCCGCTTATGAGGGCTACCAGAAGCAGCTCGATGTCATCCTCAAGGGCGGCGAGCGTGCGTTGAAGAGCCGTCGGGAACAGGGGCTGCTGGACGAGCTCAGCTATCTGGGCGAGTTGCGACAGCTGCGTGACAACGACCTGGTTGACCGTATCGCCGTGGTCGAGCTCGAGGCGGAGGCCGCGCTTGGCCGGAAGCAGACGGCCGCATACAGCAAGTACATGGCTGAGCTGGCAAGCCTGCAGACCAAGCGCGTCGACAACGAACGTGCCTACGTCGATCAGGTCGCCGAGCTACAGGTAAAGTTGGAGCAAGCCTATCGCGACGGTATCGACAAACAAGTGAAGTCGCTCCAGGAGCAGGCGGACGCCATGAACCTGGAGAACGAGAACTACGGGAAGACCAAAGGCGAACTCGCGGCCATCACCGCGGCCCGCTACGAGGAGTCGCTTGCCTTGCTGGAGCAGGGCCGTGCCAGGGCTCAGATGTTGGGCGGTACGGCCGAGGAGATCGCGTACTACGATCAGGCGATCGCCGGCGTGACCAAGCTCGCGCAAGCGCAACGCGACTTCGCCATCGCGCTTACTAACAAGGAGGACAAGGACGCGGCCCGCAAGGCGGCCGAGGAAGCCGCCGAGAGCTGGCAGAGGGCCAGCGATGACATCGAGCGCGCGCTGACGGACTCGCTCACGCGCGGCTTTGAGAATGGCAAGGGCTTTGGCGAGAACCTCATCGACAGCCTGAAGAATCTGTTCAAGACCACGGTTCTGCAGACGACGATCAAGGCGTTTGTTCAGCCAATTGTCGGCAACATGATGGGCGGCATCATGAACATGGCTGGCACGCTGCTGGGGAGCGGCTCCGCGGGACTTGGTGCGGTAGGGAATGCACTTGGCTTCGCCAGCAATGCATCCAATCTCTGGAGCGCATTCACCAGCGGGCAAGCCGGCGTCGGCATTGGCGCAGGACTGTCCAGCATCGGCAGTTTCTTCGGCTCGCAGCCCCTTACCGGCTTTGGCCAGGGGCTTGCACTGAACCCCTACACGGCATCCGCGCTGGCAGATACCGCCAATGCAGTGGGCATGGGGAACTTCGCGTCAGGGCTGCAGGCGGGCTCCTATGTCGCACCGGCCGTGAACTTCATCGGCGGGGTCGGTGCCGGATATGGTCTTGGATCCCTGATTTCCGGCAACTACGCGGCGATCGGCAACTCCCAGGCCTGGGCATCGGGTGGCGGGGCTGCAGCCGGCGCAGCGATCGGCTCCATTGTCCCAGGTTTGGGCACGCTGCTCGGAGGCGTGATCGGCGGCGCGATTGGCGGTGTGGTCAATCGCATGTTCGGCCGCGGGCCTAAGGAGCTCCAGAGTGCCGGCATCGAGGGACGCTTCACTGGCGCTGGCTTCAGCGGCGGCCAGTATGCCGACTACAAGCAAAAGGGGGGATGGTTCCGCAGCGACCGGTACAGCAGCGAGAGGAAGCCATTTAACGATAAGGAGTTCAACGCCATCCAGGCCGAGTTTTTCGGGATGGTGGATATTTTCAAGGGCCTCAACGCTGTCTCGAATCGCTGGGAGATGGACAGTCGCCTTGGCATGTTCGACTACTCAATCCGCAATGACTGGCGCAGCGAAGAGAATCGCAAGAAGTCGTGGGGCGATCTGGGAGACGCGCTTGCCGAGAACTTGATTCCGGGCATAGCTGCGTTTCGTAAGGAGGGCGAGAACCTCGTACAGACCGCACTGCGTCTGACCGATATCTTCAAGTCGACTAACGTGGTTGCGGAGGCCCTGGGCAAGAACCTGGACGCCGCCTTCGGCATTGGCGGCATCGGCGGTGCCGCGAAGCGCGAGGCAATGGTCGACGCCGCAGGCGGTACCCAACAGCTCGGCGCCATCACCTCGGCCTACATGGAGGCAGCGTTCTCGGAACAGGAGAAAGTTGCCTTTGCCGCAAAACAACTAGGTGATCAGTTCGCTGCGCTGGGGTTCTCGATGCCCCAAAGCACGGCGCAGCTGCGGGAGTGGATTGAGCAACAAGATTTGTCCCGCGAGAACGAAGCTCAACATGCCGTGGCGCTCATGGCTCTGACACCTGCGTACAAGCAACTTGAAGACGCCATGCGGAGCCTCAATGGCACCGTGGTGGAAGCCCGCACCGGAATTGCAGATGTCGAGAACATCCTGCTGACGGACCAGCAGAAGCAGGAAAACCGCATCAGCTCGATGCGGGAGGAGCTGGACAAGCTCGGGCTGTCCAGCATTACCACGCGTGAGGGCCTGCTGGAGTATGCGCGCGGACTGGATCGGAACAGCGAAGCCGGCGAGCGGGCGTACCAGGCGCTGGTGCGGGTCGCACCCGCGTTTCTGGAGGTAGAGGCCGCCGCCGCCCAGGCTGCTGCAGCGGCTGAAGCGGCAGCGGCCCGGACGCGCGAGCTGACCGACAGCTACTTTAGCCTGTTCAAGTCGCCCGCCGAGCAACTGGGGCGGCTGCAAGACCAGCTCGCGGCCGAGTTCGCCAAGCTTGGGCACTCGCTGCCGATGAGCGCGAGCGCCTACACCCAGCTCGTCGACGGTATCGACACCAGCACGGAAAGCGGGCGCAAGCTGAAGGATGGGTTGATGGCCCTCGCCCAACAGATGTCGACCTTCCTGCAGCAGATGCAGGCGCAGGGAAAGCAGCTCGGTACTGGCCTGGCAGACGTGATGGCGCAGCAGATGGCAGCGGTCGAGGCGCTGCGTGGCAAGGTGTCCGCGCTGGCCGCGGAGGCACAGGCCGCGCTGCAGCTGCGTGGCAGTGCTCGGTCCCTGCTTTCTCAGATCAGCGGTGCACTCGGTCAGGCAGGTGGAACCGCGGGCCGGAAGGACCAGCTGTGGGGGATGCTCAACTCGGGCGTTTCTCCGCAGCAGCAACTCGATATTGCAAGCGAGCTGTTCGGTCTGATCACCCAGGTGGCTGCCGTCGACACATCGGCCGCGCAGGAACTGATGTCGGGGGCCCAGGCAGCGGCGAGCGCGGCCAACTCCCAGCTGAGCGCGGCGAAGGCGCTCGAGGATGCCGGCCGGAGGCTGCACGACTGGGTGCAAAGCCTGAAGACCGGAAGCCTGTCGCCGCTGACCATGGGCGAGAAGGTTGCTGAGGCGGCGCGCCAGTACCAGCAGACCCTCGTCGCGGCGCAGGCCGGCGACCAGACAGCGCTGGGCAACCTGCAGGCGGTGGCCAGCAGCTATCTGGAGCTCGCGCGCACGTACTACGCCAGCAGCGACCAGTACACCGCAATCTTTAACGAGGTCACCGGCGCGGTGGACGCTCTGGGCACGGGCCTGATGAGCCAGGGCAGCAGCCAGGCGGCCGCAGCGCAAGCCCAGCTCGATGCCGCCAACAAGCAGATCGAAGTCGCCCAGGGACAGCTCAATGCGGCCCAGCAGCAGACAGGCCTGTCCCAGGCGCAGCTGGACGAGCTGGCACGGCTGCAGACGTTCGTACAGGGAGTGGAATCGGCTGCGGATGCGAACTACATGGACCTGACCGGCAAGCTGGCCAGCGAACTGAGCGTGCTGCAGGCCATGGAGAAGGCGCTGGGGCTACAGGCGACCGTGCCGGGGCTGCTGGCAGGGCTGCCGGCAGAGCTGGCTGCCGCGCTGCAGCCGCTGATCAACGCGGCGAGCGGCAGCACGAAATACGCAAACGAGCTCTACCAGCAGTACCTCGGGCGGCCGGGCGAAAAGGCCGGTGTGGACTACTGGGCCCAGCAGCTTGCCGAGGGCTCGCGCACGGTCGACGACTTCATGTGGAGCGCCTACGAGGAGCAGGTCAAGAAGGCGTACAGGGACGTGCTGGGCCGGGAAGCGGATGCGTCAGGCCTGCGGTTCTACGTACAGCAGATGCAGACCGGCAAGCCGATCGGCGAGATCGTGAAAGAGCTCGAATGGGCCAAGGCTAACGGAAGCCATGCCGACGGTCTGGCCAGCGTGCCGTTCGACGGCTACCGGGCGATCCTGCACGCCGGCGAGCGGGTGCTGACGGCTGAGGATAACCGGATCTTCTCCGGAATCGACTGGCGGCAGTTTGGGCGGGGGGACGGCGCGCTGCAGGCGCTGGTGGGAGAGCTGCGCTCCGTCAAGGAGGAAGTCGCCAAGCTGCGCGCTCAGCAGAAGCAGGAGCATGACGACAGCCTCCGCTCGACTCGCGAGAGCGCCGCCGCGATTGCGGAGGCGTCCAGGGAAGCAACGAAGGAAGCGGCGAAGGTCGCCGCGACACGTCAGTTCAAGCCAGTATGACGACGAAAGCAGAAATTGAGGAGTGGCTGCGGCGGGATGACCGGAATCCGGTCTTCCTCGTTGAGGCCAACGTGCGCGCCGGCGGAGCGGAGGTGACTCGATACCTCTCCAATCGACCCTATGTGACTGGCGCTGCCGAAATTCCGGCCAATACAGCGTACTTGCCGTACATCTCCGGTGGCGTCAAGGCTGCAGAACGGCTCGCCCTGGACGGCTTTGACGGGCCCGCGACGAACGGGTCCGTGAGCGTCGCGACGGCATCGTTTGCCCTGGCAAATGCCGACGGGCATTTGGATGGTTGGTTGGCCGATGTGTGGGCGAATCGGCAGATCCGCGTGTTCGTTGGCGATGCGCGGTGGCTGCGCAGCCAGTTCTACTTGCTCTTCGACGGCATCGTCGCCGACCTGGATCCGACGGACAGGGGCGAGCTGACTCTACGCATGCTCGACAAGCTGCAGCGGCTGAACGCGCCGCTGTCCGAGGCAAAGCTGACGAGCGGCCAGAACAAGGACGCGCTCGTCCCCCAGGTACTGGGGGAGTGTCACAACGTGGAGCCGCTCCTGGTGAGCGAGGCGACGCACAACTATGCGGTGAACCCTTACCAGTGCGAGCGGCTGATCGAAGTGCGCGACAACGGCGCGCCGGTGAGCTTTGCCCCCCAACTCGCGAATAGCCAGTTCACGCTGAATCAGGCGCCTGCCGGGCAGATCACGGCGAGTGTCCAGGGCGACCGGCAGGGCGGCACGTACGCCAAGGATGCCGCCGGCATCGTGCAGCGCCTGGTGACCATGTTCGGCAAGGCCTCGGAGCGCTTTACTGCAGCGGATCTCGATGCGGCCAACCTCATGGCCTTCGCGGTGGCCAATCCGCAGACGATCGGGCTGTACGTCAAAGACCGGATGAACGTTCTGGAGGCCTGCCGGCAAGTTGCCGCCAGTGTCGGGGCTCAGATCCTGATGTCCCGCGCGGGACTGCTGCGGCTGGTGCGCCTGGCGCTGCCTCCCGCGGGACACGCGCGTGTAATCAGCCCAGCCGACTACAAGGAGGGCAGTCTGCGACCGAAGGCACGCAGCACCGTGCGTGCCGGCGTGAAAGTGGGCTACTGCCGCAACTGGTCGCAGCAGACCAATCTGCAGACCGGCATTCCGGAAGCTCACAAGACGCTGTATGCCCAGGAATGGCTGGTCGCTACGGCCAGCGATGCTGGCGTGGCGAGCCAGTACCGCTTGCACAGCGATCCGGAGCAGGAGGACACGCTGCTCCAGAACCGAGCGGAGGCGCAGGCCGAGGCGGATCGCCGGCTGGCGCTATGGAAGGTTCCGCGACACGTGTACCAAATGCAATGCAACGCGAGCTTCCTTACGCTCGAGCTCGGTGAGCCGGTGACGGTCTACAACAGCCGGTTCGGATTGGCCGGTGGAAAGACCGGCCTGGTGGTTGGCATCGAGTCCGACTGGCTGAACGGGCAAGCGACGGTCGAGGTTTTGATCTGATGGCTACCATTGTCAATGATCGCGATGTACTGCTGCAGGCTGCGTCGCCACGGGTCATGCCGACCACGCTTCCGGGCAACGTGACTGTTCCCCCAGGTCAGCTGGGCAACGGGCAGCTGCCAGGCGGCGTCACTGTGCCGCCCGGAAACCTCGGCGCTGGGGCGTTGCCGGGCAGTGTCTCGGTACCGGCGCTTAGCGTTACTGGCACGCTGCAGACGTACCAGCTCAGTGCTGCCGTTGTCACCACGGCCAACTTGAGCGCTCAGAACATTAGCGCCAACCAAATCGTCTCCGGCACCATCAGCACGTCACGGCTGGCTTCTGATGTGATTACGGCCGGAAATCTGTCGGCACAGAATATCTACGCGACCCAAGTGGTCGCAGGCTCTTTCGCGGGTAAGACGTTCACCGGAGGAACCTTCAGCGGGGTCTCGATCATCGGCTCCGCGACGATCCAGATTCCCAACTGTGTTGAGTTCTACCAGAACCGTGCGGCGTTCGATGTGGGTCTTTTCTGCAACATGGGTGCCATTTTTGTGGGGCAGGCAGGGCAACCGAATACGTCGACCGAGGGCGCGAACGGCATCTTGATGATCGCGGGCTACAACTTTCAGTCTGCCGGTTACGTCACCATGACCGGGCGTGCGCAGAACAACAAGGCAACGCTTACGGTCGAAGCCGTGCCTGGTACGAGCGATGCGCATGCTGCTCGTTGCATGCGGCGCAATGCCGTCGGCGGCGCCATCACTGCATCAGGCATCGTCGCCACGGTCGGCGGCAACTCGTTCTACTCCGAGACGGGAACTGTCGGTCCCTTCACCGCCAGCCACGATGCACTTGTGCTCAAGGAGATCCCGACCGAGCTGGGCATGGTGCTCGAGGACCTGGTCTGCGTGCGCAAGCGTGGCATATCGGACGCGATCTTCGAGGTGCGCCCCGTGCAGGGCGACTCGAGTAAGCGGCGTGCCGGGGTGGTGAGTCATCGTGCTCCCCTCGCCGAATCGCTGCCCGCGGCGCTGATCGAAGATTTCGACGAGGACGGCAAGCCGATCCCGGTCAGGTACTACGCCGAGCTTTGCGAGCGGTACGACCTCGTGAAGATGAACGCGGTCGGGGAGGGGCAGGTACTGGTAAGCGGTGCCAACGGCAACATCCACCAAGGCGACTTGATCACGTCGTCCGGTCTGCCAGGCATCGGCATGCGCCAGGACGGCGACACCTTCAAGGCTTACACAATCGCGCAGGCGCGCGAGCCCATCCTCTTCGACTCACCAACGGACGTCCGTCTGGTGGCGTGCTACTACCACTGCGGCTAGGAGGCCCGACATGCAACGCACTCAACAAATGGCAAACCTGCAAATCAATCTGGACAACCAGTTCTTGCCCCTTCCGTTCGGCCAAGGGGTGACCATGAATGTTGTGCAGGTGGTGACGGACGCTCAGGGCCGAGTCGTCGGCCAGCCAGCACACCAGGTGCAGGCCGTGGTGCCCGATGACCTCACGCCGGAACTACTGGCCGCGCTCAACGACAAGCTTGCGGCTGTCGGCCTGAAGCTGGAGCGCCTGAATGCCTAACCTGCGAATCGTTCACGACAACGCCGCGGACAGAGCGGTTATCGTCGCGTCGAGTACAGCGGGCGGGCTTGTGGCAGCAAACCTGCAGAATGACACGCTTGGCCTGGTGCATCGGTCGGCGGGTACCAGCGTGACCTACACGCTGACATGGCCCGAACTCGAGACTGTGGGCTGCGTGGCGTTGCCGGGCTGCAATCTGTCGCCGAGCGCTGAGATCCGCGTGCAGGTCTTCGACGCCGCGGCAGGGGGCGAGCTACTGGTCGATACGGGTTGGCGGTATGCGTGCCCGGGCGCGATGCTCGGGGCCTGGGACTGGTCTCAGCCGCTTAGCGTCAACGCGGCCAGCTCAAGCGGGCTGTCGAAGGCGTCGATCTGGTTCGAGGCAGTCGCCGGCCGCCGAATGATCATAGATCTGCGAGACCCGGAGAACGCTGCCGGTTTCCTCGAGGTGGTGCGGCTGATCGCCGGCGGCTACTTCGAACCGCGCTGGAACGCGTCGTTCGGAGCGGCGGTGACGCATGCGGACAGCACGCGCAACACGACCGCCGAATCGGGTGACATCTGGTCAGACCCTGGTACGCGTATGACCAATCTCCGCTTTGACCTGGCCTGGCTCGGAGGTCCTGACAGGGCAGGTGTGGCTGAGATCTTCCGGCGCGCTGGTACACGCCGCTGGCTGTTCGTCAGCCTCTATCCCGAGTGGGATGACGCGTTGCTGGAGCAGGACAACATGGTGTACGGGAAGCTCAAGCAGGTACCGGGCGTCGCGCATGGTTCGCCGACGCTCTATTCAACGCAATTCGACATTGAGGGCTGGTGATGGCGGGGCCGTTCTACGTCAAAATGCTCGGGCCTCACGCGGTCCGCTGGCTGAACAACTTATGGGATCGCGTGACGGAGCAGATCTCGGGAACCAGCGCGTCGGAACTCACCATCGGCACCGGCACGCAGAGCCTCACCACGCAGGCGAGCAAGCAGTTTGCCGTCGGCATGCCCGTGCGTGTCACGCGTACGAGCGACGTTACGCAGTGGATGGATGGCCAGGTGTCGGCCTACGACCCGGAGACTGGCGATTTGTCGGTCCTGGTTGCCGCCACCTCGGGCGCAGGAACGTTCTCGAACTGGACAATCAGCCTGTCCGGGCAGAGTGGGCCCGCTGGCGCCGTCGGCGAGAAGGGCTGGAGCCCGGTGGTCGCGGTGATCGCCGACGGCGCGCGCCGTGTCATGCGCGTGACCGATTGGGCTGGCGGGCAGGGTGCGAAGCCGGCGGCCGACGCCTACGTCGGCGCGGCAGGCCTAGTGGCCGACATCGCGCAGGCCGTGGATATTCGCGGCCCGCAGGGCGATGTCACTGCCGCGCTGGAGGCGCTGCGCGACCAGGTGGTGCACGATGCGCAAGCGGCAGCGGATGCCGCATTAGCTGCTGGTCAATCGGCCCAATCGGCTGGCCAGCGTGCGCAGGCCGCCGATGACGCCGCGTCTGCGGCGGCAGCCAGTGCACTGTTTTCTGGCGATAAAGCGGGTGAGGCGGCCGCCAGCGCCCAGACGGCTGCGGCGAAGCGCGACGAAGCGGTTCAGGCTGCAACCGACGCCGGTCACGCAATGACCGAGGTGAATACAGCGCGAAACGAGGCTATTGCCGCAAAGGACGGTGCGCAGACGGCAAGGGGCCAAGCCGAGTTGGCGCGCGATGCTGCCCAGAACTACGCGGCGGCGCTGGCTGGAACCTCGGTGACGCCGCTGGTGCCGGGGGCCGGCCCTGCGGTGTTCGTCACCCAGTCAGGGAAGGCCTGGATTCTTGGGCAGCGGCTGCGCGCGGCGAGCGACGACGGTGCGGTGTTCGTCGAAGGGCCGGTCACGGCCTACACCGGCACGAGCCTGACCCTGGCGGTCGAGTACTTCGTCGGCACGGGCGAGCATGCCGACTGGAACATCGCTCTGGTCGGCGGGCGCGGTGCACAAGGTCTTCCAGGCTTGGTGTCGCGCGGACCATGGGCGGCGGCGATTGCCTATGCCATCGGGGATCTCGCCACAGACGACGGTGCCACCTGGGAACGCATCTTGGCAGGCACCACGCCAACGAACCCGGCAGCCGACCCAGTCAACTGGCGTGTGTTCGCTCGGCGCGGGATCGACGGCTCGGGGTCGGTGGTGTCGGTTCAAGGCATTGCTCCGGATGGCGGTGGCAATGTCACGCTGCCCGAGGCGAATGGCTCTGCAGCTGGGCTGATGCCCGCGGCGGACAAAATCAAGCTTGATGGCGTGGCCGCGGGCGCGACGGCGAATGCGACCGATTCGCACCTGCTTGATCGAGCGAATCACACCGGAGAGGCTCCGATCAGCGCGGTGACTGGGCTGCAAGCCGCGCTCGACGGCAAGATCCCGATCACGGAAAAGGGTACAGCGGGTGGTGTGGCGACGCTTGACGGCGGCGGCAGGGTGCCTGCTGCACAGCTGCCTAGTTTCGTGGACGACGTCCTCGAGTACGCCAACCAGGGCGCGTTTCCGGCGGTTGGCGAGGGCGGCAGAATCTACGTTGCCCTGGACTCGAACAAGGCTTACCGCTGGTCCGGATCGACGTACGTCGAGATCAGCGCGAGCCCGGGAAGCACGGACGCGGTGCCCGAGGGCGCGGTCAATCAGTATTTCACGGTGGCGAGAGTGCGCGCTGCGGTGCTCGCAGGCCTGTCGCTGGCAGTCGGCGGAGCGATATCCGCGGCAGACACGCTGCTGGCCGCACTGGGCAAGTTGCAGAAGCAGATCACCGACAACGCAGCGGCTGCAGCGAACGCCAGCAACCTGACCAGTGGCACGGTGGACGATGCGCGACTGCCATCTGTGATGTCCGGCAAGCAGCTGACGAGCATGAGCGAGACGTCCACCACGCCGGCCATCAGCGGCGGGACGCTGGTGCTTGACTGCACCGCTGGCAACCAATTCACAGTCTCGCTGAACGCCAACATCACAACGCTGACGATCGCGAATCCGCCGGCGGCTGGTAAGAGTTATGCCATGGACCTGGAATTCGTTGCAGATGGCTCGGCGCGCACGATCGCATGGCCAAGTGCCGTGAAGTGGCCGGGAGGTACGTCCCCTTCACTAACTGCTGCCAACGGGAAGGCAGATGTATTTGTGCTGCGTACTCGGGATGGGGGTGCCACCTGGCGAGCCTTCAAGGCAGGGCAAAACTCATGAGTACGAAGATGCTGATGATGTGTGGCGCGCAGGAGGCCGCGCCGGGGCAGGTTGTCTTCGAGTCGACCGCAGGCGGCTTCAATAGTTATAGCTGGACCGTTCCGGATGGTGTCACGCAAGTTTGCGTTGTGGCTGTGTCGCCTGGGGGCAATGGGGGTGTCTGGAGCGGCTCCACTGCGACAGGTGGCAAAGGCGGTGATCTTGGTTGGGCAAACGAAATTCCAGTCACGCCAGGTACAAACATCTTTTTCCAATTCTCATCCAGTGGGGCCCAGATCTATAGTCGCGTCTCTCTGCCGAACGGCGCTGGCGATCTCCACGTGTACACGGGGCAATCAAGCGTGAAAACGGGCGCGTTTAGCTCGGCCACCCTCAACAGCGGGGGCAGCAGTGCCTTTTACTCGTCCGGTGGCGGGGGCGGAGGCGCCGGCGGCTACACCGGCGCTGGGGGCAACGGACAGGGCAGCAGCAGCGGCACGGCGGGCGCGGGCGGCGCCGGTGGTGGTGGGG